ACCGCATAGACGTTATTTAGGACGTTATTCTGCGAGTCAAGTTCATAATCGCCCGGTTGGTCGATTTGACCCAATCCGCTATTTTGAGCATTGGCCCAAGTTACTGTTGGGTCATAAGTATTCCAAGTTAAGGAAGCTGAAACTTCGTTCCAAGTGTCAAAGAGAACGCCGGATAGAACTGCGTAAATCTGGTCGCCGTCCATATCGCTTGAGATATTCCCGTCAAATATGGCTCGAGCTAATCGGGCAAGAGCTCCAACGGCTACTATGTTAATTCGCTGGCTTAAGGCTGTTAATCCGGAGTTGGCTACTTCGACGCTGAGATCGGTGATAAAGCCGCCGAATAGGTAAACGTAAGTTCCATTGGTCTTTTTAACTTCGACGCTTACCGAATCGTTAATCTCAAAATTGACGTTAGATTCGTTAGTCTCTAAAAGGCTGAGATTGCAATAGCCAGCTTGAGGTTGTTCGTAGATATTGGTTCGGCCACTAGTGATTGTCATCCCGGCTAAGGTCGCAGATGTGACGGTTGACCCGTTGACCTTTACGCGATATTCAGGATTCCAAAGAGTCATAGATTATTTGAATAAAGCGCTGTATCCGCCGGTTAGTTGAGCAACTAATCCTTGAAGCATTGCAAAATCTCTTTCAATATTTGATAAGGCTCTTCGTTGACCCGAAGTTCCTCCACCTCTTGTGCCACCCACCAAGCCTGATAATCCGGCAACCGATGCGCCAAGACCGCCTAGAGCTCCGACAAGTCCGCTTAAAGTAGTCGAACTAGCTGCACCGCCACCAAGACTAGATCCAGTGCTCATTTGGAAATTGCCTACTGCTCCACCGCCACCGCCTAGCGATAAAGCGTTGATGTTGCCAAAAGGCAAACGGTTATATTGGGCAATGAGGAAATTGATGGCATCAACGGCATTTTGAACTAACGCTTTAATTTCTGTTACTACCCGGCCAATTATGTTAGTGATTGTCGCAATGGCTTTTCCAACGCCTTCGATTGCTCGAACTAAAGTAAACTCAAATAATGGAACTAGATAATCTTTTGTGAACTGCCATAAGTCTCTAAGAGCTTCTTTGTTATCCTCAAAAGCTTGTTTGATTGGCGCTAAGGCTCTATCTTTGGCTTCGATAAGTAATGGGATAAATCTGTTTACAATGTAGTCAATAAACCCTTTTACCGCCGGGAGTAATGCTTCTCCAACGGATTCCTTGGCTTCATCAAAGCGAACTCTCAATCGATTTATTTGACCCTCTAAAGTATTGGCTTGAGTTGTAGCCGCTCCTCCGAATGTCTCGGAAAGTTGGGCCATTGTGCCTTCTAAACCGAGAGCTTTAACTTCGGCAGATGATAAGCCGACACCTAAGCGAGTTAGTGCTCCGGTGTTGCCTTCGTATGCTTTACCTAATGCGTTAGAAACCTGTTCGACCGACTTACCAGTAGCGGCACTAATATCAAGAGCTAATTGAAGCCCTTCTTGCGCTTTACTTAAATCGCCAGTCGCGGTCGCCAACCTCTGAAACGATGGACGAAGCTGTTCGTCCGCAATTCCAAAACTGACGGACATTTTCTCAATTTGTTTTTCGACTGCGGCGATTTGTTCATTGGTTGCGCCCGTAACATTCTTGAGAGCATTAGCTAGACGATTCTGCGCAGCTTCATCAGCAATGGCCGCTTTAACACCATCAACGGCTAACTTGCCAGCGTAGGCGACTGCTGCGGCTGCTGCTGCGGCAAAAGCGGCAACTGCAACTTTGCCAAATTTTTCTAATTTACCGCCAAAACCTTGAACTTCGTTATCGGCTTGATTGAGATTCTTTTTAAGATTATCAATATCGGCGAGAATTGATAATTTTAATGTTCTACTACCCGAAGCCATTAGTCATCCCACTTTTCGACAACTTTGGAAAATCCTTCTTCCCATTTCTTAATTATGTCGGGTTGAACGCGTCGCATCGTATTCCAAATAAAATAACCTTCATTACCTTTTTTACCAAATCTAGGAGTTCTCGGCAGGAATTGTTTTAGATTATCTGATCCAAATTCAACGCCAGCCAAAATAGCATTAGTCGCTGGACGGCCTTGTCTTAACTGAGTAGTTGCTCCACCTGAAAATCTTTGTGAAGCAAATCCAATCCCAAATTCTCCAACGACGCTGCTTTTGCTGATTTTTATACCTTCAGCAATTCGCCTAGCTTGTTTCGGTCTCGGATGATTTCCGGCAGCTTTTTTTATTTCGCCAACCACAAAATCTACCAATGTCCCGGTTACTTCTCGAGCTTGATCTTTTGCCTCATCGCCCATTTTACGAATGACTGAAGCAATTTTTCTAAGTTCGCCTTTGTCATATTGAAAGACTCTTTGGCTATCGTCGAACGTTGCCATTTCTCTCCTTCAATACTTCCATCGCGGTCATTACGTCGTCAATATCTTCCCAATAGTTCATTGGGATTCCGGTTGCGATTGCCAACTCAAGGATAAGTCGGTTTAGGCTTCCGGTTGGGAACCTTTTGGGTCTTCAAGGTCTCCGATTATTAGTTCATCGACGGTGAGTTCCCAAACGTCGTAGGCTTTAGTTGGCTTGCCAGCTGCGGCTCTGACGTAGGCGGCGTGAGCCAAGAATAGGAAGTCGGTCTGTTGGTATTCGCGAATATCGGTCATCTTGTAAATAGACTTCCCGGTTTTGCGTTCCCATTTAGCCCACTCAGGTAACCCAGCTGTGTAGGTTTCCTGTTCGCCGTTTGTGTATTTAATTGTGAGGTTTAATTTCATTGCTCCCGATGCTCCGATCTATTTTAACTAAAGGTTTCTGTTGGCGTTCCAATTACTGTCATCGTCCAAGTGTCGGTAAGTGCTCCGGGAGCAGCTCCGCCAGCGCTTGGAAAAATGGGAAGGACGGTGAATGCAAAAACTGCTCCGGTTACTGCTGTGAACGAAACGTTCAAAGCTGTGTTAGGTGCGGACTCTGCATCTGCCCACATTGCTTCAAATAGAGAGCCAGTAGCTCCCCAATCCTGAAGCAATTCAATTGTGAAAGTCCATTGCTTATCTACGGACTTGTATGCGCGACCATCGAGAGTTTGATAGGTCTCGATAATGGTCTCGCAAGATAAAGTCGCGGAAGTCGCTTGAGCATCATAGGAATTCGAATCCAATGTGAAAGTGACATCGCGGCCAGTGATTACTGTTGTTGGCATTGATTCTCCTTAAACGGTTTGCTCGTAGCGGACGCTCAAGCGCCGACTTGAGTTACCGTAGGCCTTTCGACTGTCGATAACTCATACTTGGAACTCGAAAGAGCGCCAAGAATACTAATAACCAGCTTCTCAAGATTATCTAATGACGCTGGATTTGATAAATAAGCAACTGCCGCTGAGACGGTGTAATTCAATTTGAGGCGAGTAGTAGCTTTAGAAATAAGTTCTAATTCCATATATGGCGAATCGGGAACGATTACGACGGCTGGAACTTGAGGCGCTTCAGGAACGTGATCGTAAACGTTAGCGCTGACGGATGCTAGAGCGGTTTTTATAGCGCCGCGAACATCATCTTGAATAGTTGAGGCTGGCATTATCCAATCATCGTTTCTATGTCAAGATAAGGCCCGAGAATTCCAGATACGCGATTAAAGAGGGAGCGGCCTAGGCGGAAAGGTGTCACCGTAAAATCCACTCCCTCGATCTGCCCACCAGCGGCAGTTCTCGATTGAAAGACTTCTACTGAAGTAACAATTACTGCGTTTTCGACGTTTGGATTGCCTACATAAGTTGAAGCGCCGGATAGTGTTGCAGTTCCGGCTGGGATTACATTCTTCTCGATTATGTCTGCATTTGTGATGGCCGCTGTGAAAACATAAGGCTCGATGAGGTCGTCGGTTACTGTGACTGTCGCGTTAAAAGGTGAACCGCAGCCAGTAACAATGACGGATTGACCCTCAGAGAATTCGTGAATTGTTGAGGTGTAGTAATAAGCGACGTTATCGGTTAATTTAACTTTCTCAATTCTTGTCGAATAAGTGACAAGCATAGGGAGAATTAAATTTTCGCTAGTGTCGATTATGTCGTTTAGATATGAATCAGAATATAGGGAAGACGAAACGCCAAGGACTGCTCTCAGCTCTGAAGCTGTAACTATCGTTGGCATTTCGTCGCCCTTTCTTCTCTAGGTGAGCGGCCAGCTCGGGAGCGGACTGGCCGTCACTTTTAATTACGCGTTGTCGTTTGCTGTGTAACCGCCAGGTAGCTTTGGAGCTACTGCTGCATATCCGTAATACATTACGGAGATTTGACCGGAAGCGATTACGTTGGTCTGAAGCGTCAGACGTGGTGATTCGTAGAATGTCAAAGCGTCTGGGTTGATTACGTAGATTGAGCCATCGCCAGTTCCTGACAATGAGCGAGATACGTAGAGGTCAAGTCCAGCAACATTTCCGCGAACTGATTGTGGTGAAAGTGCGCCACCTGCGTTTGATGGGTTGGAGGCAATGTAGATTGGACGGCCATTGTCGTTCAATCCCATAATTTCAGCCCATACATCCGGAGAAACTACGACGTTGCGAGCAAAGCCGAGTGAGCCGGTGTAAACGTTCTTAGCAGCGTTAGCAAAGAACGCGAGGTAGTTAGCTGCTGTCGCGCCAGCCTTAGCGGTTGAAGCGCTTGCAGTTGCGGATGCGCGAGTTACTGCATAAGCGTCAGTTGCTTTTGCATATGCAAACTCCATTTGACGAACAAGCTCAGTAAAGAACGCTGGGCTTGAGCGATCAATGAGCTCAACGCTGACTGTTTGCTGGCCTGCGAACTTCTTGACATCAACTGAAATGAAAGCAGTTGCTTGGTCTGTTTCTGATGGTGTGCCTTCTTCGTTTGTCAAAGCCACCGTTGGGGCGGTATTGATGCGAGGCAACTCAAAGGTCATTCCACTAGCAGCAAGGGTTTCGCGAGATAGAGCATCGATGAAACCGCGATCTCCATTGCTTACGCCATTAATTAGCGTTGTGCTTTGTGGTGTTGGAATGAATCCAGCGTTATCGGTTGTGTTATCAGCTGCTCGAACATATGAGCGAGCATCATCATCTCCAAGAGCAGCGCGGATGCTGTTCTCAAGATATTTCGCCTTTGTGAACTCTAGGCGAGGAGCGGTGTAAAACGCTGGGCGAGATGCCTCAACGGATTCCACCTTGGCAGCTTCTACCGTTTCTTCGGCAGGAGCTGGAACGGTAGTGTCTGACACTTGTTCTCCTTCGGTTGGTTGGTCTGCTTCAGCGGTTGCCGGAGCAGAATCTTCTTGTGGGGCTTCGTTTTCAGATGCGGCTACTTCAGAGACGCGAGCTGAGTCGATTGCTGGATCAGTAACGAGAGATACTTCCTCAAGTGACGCGCTAGTAATTTTCATAACGCCATTATCGTTAGACCATTCGTTAATCATTGCGCCAACGCTAAAGCCATCTCTTAATCCGGTGGCTGCCTCTTCGAGGGCATCATCCGCAGCAAAAGTCTTAGCTAGAACGAACTTAGCTGTTATGCCCTTATCAGATGCTTCAAAAGAAGCAAGTTTGCCAATAGGTCGAGTTCTATCGTGCTCGAGTAGCAATTTAACGTTTTTCATTTCAATAGAATCTTTGGCAAATACCGTTGGGCCAACTGAAGTGTTGCCGCGCTCGTTCCAAGTAACGATAGTTCCGCTGATTGTGCGAGAAGCAACGTCGGCGGCTGTAATAGCCATTGGTAAGTTAATTTTCATTAGGGATTAGGTCTTCCTCTCGTTGAATTTGCTCAACACTCATCGCGCCGATTCGGTTTAGAATTTCGTAAACCTGAGCGCGCTCCAATGCGTTACCGCGTAGGAAGTCGTCTAGGTCAAAGCGCACCATCACCGGATTAGGAACAAAGTCCGGAAGTGAGAGCCTTTCCTCAATCGCCTTAAGAATTGGACGAAGTGAGAAATCTACTAATGAGCGCCGTTCGCTAACCGCGTTGCTATATGTCATTGAAGTAGTCTCGGCGCTCAGGAAGTAAGCCGGAATACCACAAGCTCTCGCTAATTCTAGCGCCACATATTGACGGGCATTTAAGAAAGCAGTTGCTCTTGATTGTCGAGCTGTTCTCCAAGCATTTAACAGAGAATTTATTCTTTCCGCTGGTAAATTTGTTCCAGTCGATTTGAGAGCCAACGTTGGCATTGGGTCTTTTGCATAATTAAGAGCGGCGCTTTCAAGTGCCATTGCAGCATTTATAGTTTTACCAGCGCGATTTAATAAACCTTCATCGCCACCATCGAATCTGATAAGTGAACCGACTCCAATGTTAGGAACTGCCATACCGTCAACGCGATAACCAGTAATATTGTTATTCATTGCGTCAGTTTCAACTGTTACGCGATCAGGAGATATTCGAGTCCAAGAGCGAACGCGTCCGCCGTCGGTTGTTGAATACATTTCGAGCACTTGGCCGTAACCAACGCCATACATAAAGATATCTTCAGCCAACCAAGTATAAATAACAAATCCAGCAACTCTAGGATCTGGTTGATTGATAACTCTGTGAGGATCAACGTATGCGCCAGTAATGCGATTGAAAGTTGTTAAAGGTAATGAACCAATCGTTCCGCAAATAATGTTTCTAGCTCTAGCAACTGCTGGAACTGACATAGCGGTTGGGCGAGTGGTAGTGGTAGAACCACCCATAATTTGATAAATAGAATCTTGAATCTGAACTGGCGTTAAAGCCGCTTGAACGTCTGAAATTTTAGACGGAGCAGTGTTTGGAAAGAAGAAATCTCGAATAGCACCCATTAAGGCTAAATTGTAAGGGATATGTGCTACGCGACGATGATATCTACGCCGTCATCTGACTGAGTGGCGTAGTGAGTAGCCATTGCCGCGGCGACTGCTCCCGTAATAACTGCGGCGCTGACTTTTCTTCCAAATATCCACCCACCATCGCCAAAACTAAGTCTTACCGCTGACAAACAATGGTTGGTTAATTCTTCTTGGCTTGAATGAGCCAATCTTTGACTTGAGATGGCTGAGACGAATTCATCGCAGCTAGTTGCGTAGGCTTGGCCGTCAATAGCTTCTAATGGGAATCCGGCTGGAACTAATCGAGCTGCTACCGCACTAGCCGTCCTAGCCGAATAAGCAATTTTAATAACATTGAATTTTCGATACCAATCCCCGATATCGTTAGCGATTAGTTTGTCGGATAGATAGCCGGGATTTGTCCAAGTCTGAAGCAACTGGACTTGAAACCTATCCCGGTCTATCCGCTGACTAGCGACTAAGGCTGCTTGTCGCCTATCGACTGCGCAAGCTGCCCATTGAGACGGATGGATGACTGGGTTGATTGTTGAAACCCACAAACAACACACCTCGGTTCTAACAATGTCTTCAGGATCATTGAGAACTGCTCGTATGTTGTCCGGATGGATTGTGTAGCCAAGTGACGGATTGGCTTGTGCTATGCCTTGCCAAAATTGTGCCGAATCGTCAAATTTAATTTCAGGCGGAGAAGACCATTCCCACCAGCCTAAAGACAAATCGTCAGTTAGTATGGAAGCCAAGGCGCGTTCTCTCGTAGAATTTAAGACTACGCTATGTTGGTCTCCGGCGTTGCTGAGTAAGAACGCTTGAGGATTAGGCGAAGCCATTTGAGTAAATCGCAGAGAAGACCAGACATCCGGGTCGTGATATTCGCGAGCTTCATCGAGCCAAATCGAGTCGGGCGCAGCGATTCCTCTAGTCGCGCTATTGGAAGCTCTGACTATATATCTTCGACCGCCAGTAAATTGCAATTCTTGAAATCCTCGCGCTTCTAGCTTCTTAACTAACTGGCTTTCAAGTTCAGGATGCTCGGTAATGATGTTATAGATTTTGTAAAAGATTTCAGCCGAGGTAGTTAGTTTGTGAGCTGTGTGAACTTGGAGCTTTTGTTCTAGTCCAAAGATTCTCCATAGGATTTGCCAAGCCATCCAAGTCGATTTTCCATTTTGGCGAGCTAGCAAAATTCCGTGAACTGGAGTTTGCCATCGGCCGTCCGGTTGCATTCTTAGCACCTGTTCGCTAAGCCATTCTTGCCAAGGTAGCAAGGTTTGACCGTATTTAGCGCAGAATTCGACAAATTCCAAGCCTTTTGATGGATTTTGCGTTAGTTTTGTGTGAATTCGCGGTTTTACCACACCTCGGTAAGCCGAACCAGCCCGAAGCGAGACGAGCTCGGCCGGTTTACTCCCGTTATTTACCAGTTCAAGCATAATGGCGTTTGGTCGAGCCAGTTGCCGGTATAAAATTCCCAAT